CTGACTGGTAATGCTACCAAGGCAGCGATAGAGGCTGGCTATTCAGAGAAAACAGCAAAGATTAAGGGATCACAATTAAAGGCGCAATTTAGTAATGAGATACGAGAAGCAACACAGAGGCTCTTACAGGACAAGGTTCCAGCAGGGTTACGCTGGCTTTCGGAACTTGCTGAAAAGGCTGAATCCGAGTCGGTCAGATTGGGTGCTGTCCGTGACCTACTGGACAGAGCTGGACTTAAACCAGTTGAACGAATCGAAACCACCACAATCGAAGCCATGTCCAACGAGGAAATCCAGAGGGAATTAGATGCCCTCCTCAAACACTAGAGCATTAGAACTTTTAAAGGAGTTAAGGCAGCGAGAACGCTTTAACAGGGTAGATACTTACGACCCCTACCCCTACCAGCTAAAGTTCCATAAGAGTGGCTCAGAGGCCAACCAGAGGCTTCTGATGGCTGCTAACCGCATAGGTAAGAGTTACTGTGGTAGTATGGAGCTTTCTTATCACCTAACTGGGCTATACCCAGAGTGGTGGGAAGGTAAGGTATATCACCAACCAATAACTGCATGGGCAGGTGGAGTATCAAACGAGACAACTAGGGACATTGTGCAGTTTGAATTATTGGGTTCCCCAGATGACCCTGAAGCCTTTGGTTCCGGTACTATACCGAAAAACTATATAATAAAAACCGAAAGGAAGCCAGGAGTCCCTAACGCCAAATCGGTCGCTCTAATCAAGCACGTTAGCGGTGGGAACTCTTCTTTATTCTTTAAAGCCTATGAGATGGGTGTAGAGAAATGGCAGGGTAGGTCAGTAGATTGTATTTGGCTGGATGAAGAACCTAGTAGGGAGATATACTCCCAGGCAGTAACCCGTACTCTTGACAGGCAAGGCATGGTATATATGACCTTTACCCCTGAACACGGGATGACAGAGACTGTTGCATCCTTCATGAACAACCTTCAGGATGGGCAGTCTTTAACAAATGCGACATGGGATGACGCATCTGAGCAAGTAGAAACATTTAAAGGCAATAAAGGCCATTTAAACGAGTCGGTAATGCACCAGATCTTGTCCTCTTATTCACCACATGAGAGGGAAATGAGGCGTTATGGCAGACCATCCATCGGGTCTGGCCTTGTCTTCCCAGTGCAGGACGAGAAGATAATTATAGATCCTATAGCTTTACCGGATCATTGGCCTAGAATAGCTGGAATTGACTTTGGATATGACCATCCTACTGCGGTGGTGTGGGCAGCGTGGGATAAGGATGAAGACGAACTATACATATATGACTGTTACAGGCAGTCAAAAGCTACTCCATCAGTACATGCACAGGCTATACGCAATAGGCCCAGCTTTGTCCCCATTGCTTGGCCCCATGACGGCAATAGACGAGATTCTATGGGTAATCCTGGTTTAGCAGAGCAGTATAGAGCTTTAGGCTGTAACATGTTGTTAGAACACTTCACAAATCCTCCAGCATTGGGAGAGAAGAAAGGCGGTAATTCAGTAGAAGAAGGTCTTATGGATATACTCCAGTACATGGAGAATGGTAAGTTCCATGTATTCTCTACCCTATCAGACTGGTTTGAAGAGTTCAGAATGTATCATAGGAAAGGTGGTAAGGTAATTCCATTCAAGGATGACCTTATGAGTGCAACACGTTACGCAGTATTATCTAGAAGATTTGCAATTTCAGGGAGTGACCCAGAATGGACAAAAGAAATAAAGTATAAGAATTATGGCATCATCTAAAATAACTGAAGAAGAACTACTAACAAGAATCCAGGGTGAGATCACCGATGCTTTGGGATACAGCGATGTTATCTCAAGGCAAAGGACGGAAGCTATGGATTATTACTATGCACTTCCTTTTGGTAATGAGGTTGACGGTAGGAGTCAGTATGTAGATTCCAGTGTAATGGACACAATAGAATGGATAAAACCCTCTTTAATGAGGGTATTTGCGTCTGGTGATGAGATGGTTAAATTCAATCCTATTGGCCCAGAGGATGTACAGGCTGCACAACAAGCTACAGATTATGTTAATTATATTTTCGTAAGGGACAATCCAGGATGGGAGATCTTATATACTTGGTTTACTGACGCACTTCTTCAGAAGAATGGTATTGTAAAATGTTGGTGGGATGAAACTGAAGATTGGAACAGGGAAGAATACCATAACCTTGAGGAGCTTGAGTTTACAGTTCTTCTTGAAGATGATGATGTAGAAGTTCTTGAGCATACAGCTTATTCAGAGGATGGTAGAAGTTATCATGATGTAGTTATATCTAGGAGAGCTGGTAAGGGTAGAGTTAAGATTGAAAATGTCACGCCTGATGAATTCTTAATAGCGAGGGAGTCTAAGTCTATTGAGGATGCTAACTTTGTCTGCCAAAGAGTTATGAAGACAGTTTCGGAACTCAGGGAAATGGGTTACGAATTTGATGTTGATGAGCTTGGTGGTGGCGATGATATGATTGAGTATTCTGCTGAAAGGTTAAGCAGGTACGCTTACGATAGTTCTGCTAGGTATCAAGGGTTTGGAGACTCGGAGCCAGAAGAGGCTTTAAGGTCATACTGGTTACATGAGAGTTTTATAAGAACAGATTATGATGGTGATGGTATTGCGGAACTCAGGAAGGTATGTTCAGTTGGTGACAAGGTTTTATCTAACGAGCCTATAGATAGAATTCCTTTTGTAAGTATTACACCAGTAAAGATCCCCCACAAGTTCTTTGGTTTATCCATTGCTGATCTTATTATGGATATCCAGCTAATTAAGAGCACGTTGATGAGAAATCTCATGGACAATATGTACAGCCAAAACTTTGGCAGGTACGCAGTCCTTGAAGGTCAAGCGAACCTAGATGATTTGCTCACCCAAAGACCGGGTGGTGTAGTCAGGGTCAAATCTCCCAACGCGATCATGCCTTTGGCAACCCCACAGTTAGAACAATCATCTTTTGAAATGCTTGGTTATCTTGACCAACTTAGGGAATCTAGGAGTGGTGTAAACAAGTATAGCCAGGGCTTGAACGATAACGCTTTAACATCACATACTACAGCTACTGCTGTTAATGCAACTATGACAGCAGCGCAGTCTAGGATTGAGCTTATTGCCAGATCTTTCGCGGAGACTGGTGTAAAGGAACTCATGAAAAATATATACGAGCTAGTCCTTAAAAATCAAGACAAGGAAAGGGTTGTTATGCTTAGGAATAAGTGGATTCCTGTCAGGCCAGATATGTGGAAAGAGGAGTATGATTGTAGTGTAGCGGTTGGGATAGGTAATGGTAATAGGGATCAACAACTTGCACATCTAACTACGATGCTATCATTTGCCGGAGATGCTATGAGAGGCGGTTTAAAGATAGTCAACGAAAAGAATATGTATAACATGGGCGCAGCACTAGTAAAGAATATGGGATTCCAGAATGTGGATGATTTCTTGACTAACCCAGATACAGTTCCAGACCAACCTAATCCAAAAGAGCAGATGGAACAGGCAGAGTTACAATTGAAACACAAAGAACTTGAAATCAAAGCTGCTGATATACAAGTAAAACAACAGAAAATTCAACAGGAAGCAGCAAAAGATTCTGTTGATACGCAGTTAAAAGTAGCTGAACTTAACTTAGAAGCCCAGCAAGGGAGGGCAGTAGCAATAGGATAACTATGGATAATGTAGAAAGAGAGTTACAGGCTAAACACCTTCTCCAAAACGAACTTTTAACGGAAGCATTTGAAACATTAAGAATAGAATTATTAGGACAGTGGGAACATAGTGGTTCCCAAAACACAGATCAGAGAGAATCTATCTGGTTAGCCATAAGGCTGCTAGAAAAGATAAAGGGCCATATAACGTCAATCGTGGAAACGGGACACATGGCTAAAGTTCTTGAAAAGCAACACCCTTATATTTAGGAGGTTTATATGGTGGACAATCGAGCAGACCCACAAATTGTTGGTGAGTTAGCGCAAGATCCAGGAAGTGTGGTCGCAGCGCAAGAAGCATTCCTTGGACTACTGGACTCTCAGGAGAAACCGGAAGAAAAGGAAGCTCAACCGTCTGAAGAAGTAGCTGAAGACGTCCCAGAAGAAACTGAAGCAGAGGAGTCTGAAGAGGTTGAAGAAGTTGAAGAAACCGAAGAAGAAGAAGATGATGCTGTGGATGATGAGTCTGAAGAATCCGAGGATGAAGAAGCTGAAGATGAGGAGGTCGAAGAAACCGCTCTCTATACTGTAAGAGTAAACGGAGAAGATGTAGAGGTTACCGAAGAAGAACTTGTTAGAGGTTATTCAAGACAATCGGATTATACAAAAAAGACGCAGGAGCTGGCAGAATATCGAAAGCAATTAGATAATGGAGCGCAACATCTCCAGAATGAAATTGCCCAGACTCAAGCAGCGCGTCAAGAGTACGTTAATGCTATGTCCCAAGCTATTGAGTCCAACTACAGTATTGCAAAGCAATTTGAAAATACTGATTGGGAAAGACTCAAAATGGAAGATAGGGAAGAATACTTAACTAAACGAGATGAGTATCGTGAGGTTCAAGATAAAATCAGAGATCTTCAAGTAAAGCAAGGGCAAGCATACGAGCAACAAAATAGAGAAATGCAGGCACAGCATCAAAGAGTATTGCAGGAAGAGCATGCCAAGATGGTACAGATATTACCGGAATGGGGTGAACCTGAAACTCAGAGAGCTATTGCTAAATCTATTGGTGAGTTTGCTTTATCCAGGGGTTATACCCAGGAAGAGTTAAATCAACTTGTAGATCATAGATCTATACTTGTTCTTATGGAAGCTAAAGCATTCGCTGACATGCAAGGCAAACAGTTAAAAGCTAGAGCCAAGAAAGTCAAGAACAAACCTAAAGTAGTTAGGAGTTCTGCGAAAAAAGAAAAGGCTGATACAAATAAAGCTGCACGTACTAAGCAAATGAAACGTCTACAGCAGACAGGGCATGTTGATGATGCTGCAAGTCTGTTTGAAGATTTTGTCGAAATATAACTGAGAGGTAATAACAATGGCTTTACTTACAAATTCTCGAACGACCTTTGATGCCGTAGGCATTAGAGAGGATTTGAGCAACATAATTTATAATATAAGCCCAATGGACACCCCAGCGTTTTCTAGTATGGGTCGTGGAACATGCGACAACACTCTGTTTGAATGGCAGACAGACGAGTTGGCGAGTGCTGCACAGAACGTACAGCTAGAAGGCGATGTACCGGATGCATTAGCGGTATCTGAGACTGTTCGTTTGGGTAATTATACCAACATAAGTTTCAAAACTGTGGCAACCACAGGAACTGCGGAAGCGGTTGACTTTGCAGGTAGACGCTCTTCGCAAGCCTATCAAATGGCTAAGAGGGCCAAGGAAATCAAGAGGGACATGGAATTGATGGTTTGTTCCAACAACTTGAAAGTAGCTGGTAATGCGACAACTGGTCGAAAGTCAGCGGGTATCCAGGCTTATCTTGGTTGGAAAACAGCAGGAACGTCTAACCTAATTAATGGTGGCGCTTCACCTGTTGTTGGTATCGTAAACAAATCATCTTCAGTTGGTGCTGATGGTTCGTCTATCGGTACAGCAACAACCCCAACAGTCACGCTTACTATGGCGATGATAAACCTTTGCGTACAACGATGCTATGAATCTGGTGGCGCTCCAGACACCATGTTCTGCAAACCTGATCTTAAGGTTAAGCTGTCCGCACTAGCAGGAGCTTCTATTGCTGAACTGAGAACTCAGACAAAAGGCGATAAGCAGGCACATGCTGTCAACGCAGTTGATGTTATAGTAACTGACTTTGGTACGTTTAAGTTTGTACCAAATAGGTTCTGTGAAGACAATATCGTTTATGTGATGGATTGGGATTATTGGTCAATCAATTATCTTCGTCCTTTCCAGACGGTCAATCTTGCTAAGACTGGCGACAACGTGAAGCAGATGATGCTTGCGGAGTGGGGTCTTGAGGCCAAGAATGGTCGATCATCTGGTGCGGTAGTGAGTGTAAAGGCATAGTATTGTTTTTATACGATAGTATACCTTCTATTATAGTCAGGGATGACGTACTGCCAGAAGATTACTGTCAGTACGTTATTGACCTTGCCAAGGACAGAGGTACAGCGTACCAGTTTATAAACGTCCATGGTGAGGAGTTGGCTGATGATAGACGTACAAGTAGTGGGATCGGCGTTGATGTTGGGGAAGATGACGTTATTGATGAGATCTTTACAGAGGTTTCTGAATTAGTTAAACTTCCTTTAACTCGCGCCGAACCCATGAACATACAGAGGTATCTTCCTGGTGAGAAGTACGAACCTCATTGGGACGCAATGCCTAGCCATGAGGATGCCCCAGAGTCTTTTAAATTGAAAGAATCGGGTAATCGCGTGGCTACGGCTATTGTGTATTTAAACAACACTGATGCAGGGACAGTCTTCCCAGAGCTTGGTTTAGCTATACAAGGGATGCAGGGAAGGCTTCTAGTATTTGGAAATTTAGATGTAGATGAAGAACCTCATCCGTTGTCTCTCCACATGGGGACTCCACCTATGGAAGGTGAGAAATGGATACTTACTTTATGGTATAGAGAGAAAGATTTTATGCATACTAAAGAGCAGTTGAAGAAATCAAAGGCTAGCAAGCAGAAAGCTAAACAAAGAGAATTTAACTCTAGCATACATCACGAAAAGCACCAAGAAAAGGTTTTAAGTGATGCAAAAAAACTAATGTCAGACAGAGGTTCTATGCCGATATGAGAAAGAAAGTAAAGTACGAACCTATTAGGCCAACTTATCTTCATGATGAGCCTGATGGGTCTATTACTGTTGACACTGTGCAAGATGTAGAAGGCATTGTTAATGAAACAAATTTTGATAGGAATGCTTACGGATCTCCACTTACATTTGGTAAGCAGCATCATGGGATGAGAGTTGCATCTATACCGTTTAATGTATGGGAAATGTGGATGAAAGAAACTAATGGTGAACTTCAGAAAGATCCTAATGTATTAAAGAGATATCTAAATGATCCTGATAACAAATACTTTAGGACAACACCAACGAGGATATAATTATGTGGTTATATAGACCAGGACAATCTGGATTTACACAAACTAACTATCCAGTTCTAAACCAACATATATACTTTGTAGCTCGTAGAAGTTAATGGCTATAAATACATACGGTACTCTTCAAACTGCTGTCGCTAACTGGCTAGACAGGGATGATCTAACATCTAGGATACCGGAATTTATTTCACTGTGTGAGGCAATATTCAATAGAACATTGCGAATAAGGGCTATGGAAACAACAGTCTCTGATAGCACACCAAGCGGTAGTAAGGAAGATGCTCTTCCAACTGGCTACTTACAGATGAGGGAAATACATTTAGTTACGAGTCCAATAGCCTCGTTATCTTATGTTACTCCTGAGATAATGTATAGGATAAAAGCTGGTAGTACGAGCGCACAACCAACTAGTTATACAATATTAGGTGATAACATATTGTTTGGCCCTACACCTGATTCTGTATATACTTATAGTATGACTTATTACAAGGCTTTAGACGCTCTCTCTGACAATGCTCCAACTAATTGGGCGATATTAAACGCTCCTGATCTCTATCTATACGGGACTCTCTTGCAAGCTGAACCATTCTTGATGAATGATGATAGGGTTCCACTATGGGAGAGAGGATTTAGACAAACTATATCAGACTTACAAGAACAAGATAACAAAGATAGGCATTCAGGCTCTGAAATGAGAGTTATGAATACTTCTGGCTACTATTAGGGTGTAGATTATGGCATTAGAAACTGGTAATTATATAAGTGCGCTAGTACGAACAAACCCGCTATCTTCTGATCCTGTGTCAGAGGGTGATGACCATTTGCAACTTATCAAGAAGATTTTGCAAAAGACATTTCCTGTAGGGACGGATGCAGATGGGTCTACCAGTGGTGTAGGTCCAGGGCAGGCAGTCCAGGTAATCATAGCAAAATCATCGGCACCTACGATAAGTGGTAGTGCTGCTGAGTCTATGGGTTTAGTTTGGTTAGATACAACTTCTAATTTATTAAAGATACGGAACCAAGCTAACGATGCCTGGATTACGTTAGCTATAGATCCTGAAACAAGTAACTCTGTAGATGTAAATGCAGGAACTATTGATGGTGCGGTTATAGGTGGCGCAACACCTGCTGCTATAACTGGTACTACAGTAGTTGCGAATACGAGTGTCAACATAGCTGGTGACGGCGCAACAGTTACAGGTATAAAAGATGAAGATGATATGTCCTCTGACTCGGCTGTTAAGCTCGCTACTCAACAGTCAATCAAGGCGTATGTTGATTCTCAAGTTACGGCACAAGATTTGGATCTTATCTCTGACAGTGGCACTATCGACATTGATCTTGATTCAGAAAGCCTTACTGTTACTGGTGGCGAGGGTATTGATACTTCAGCGACAGGTACGACGCTTACTGTAGCAGCAGAAGATGCAACATCTTCCAATAAAGGGGTGGCGTCATTCTCTACTGATAACTTTTCTGTATCTTCAGGCGCGGTAACTGTTAAGGATGGTGGTATAGCTAATGCTGAACTTGCTGACATGGCTGCGAATACAGTTAAGGTTAGAAATGCTGGCAGTTCTGGCGCTCCTTCAGATTTAGCTGTCACTGATACACAGATAGTTATAGGGGATGGTACGGGATTTACAGCAGCAGCTATCTCTGGTGATGCTACTATGGCTAACTCAGGCGCACTTACTGTAACTAAGTTACAAGGGACAGCCGTTACTTCAAGCGCACCAACTAATGACCAATACTTAAAGTATTCATCAGCATCTAGTGAGTGGCAAGCCGTGGATGTGTTGTCTCCTGACAGACTGACAACAAAAGGTGACTTGCTTGTTTATAATACGGTTGACTCAGAAACCAGGCTTCCTGTAGGAGCTAATGGTAAAGTTCTTACTGCTGATTCTAGCGCAACCAATGGTGTAGATTGGAGCGACGTATCGGTATCTGATGGGGCTATAACCAATGCCAAGTTAGCTGATATGGCTGCTAATACGGTTAAAGTTAGGAATGCGAACTCATCTGGTGTGCCGTCTGATCTAGCTTTAGCTACCACTGAAATCATGATTGGAGATGGCACTGGATTTACTGCTGCTGCTCTTAGTGGCGATGTTACGATGACGAATGCTGGTGTGGTAACCATAGCTAATGATGCAGTAGAGCAAGCTATGATTGCTGACGATGCTGTTGGTGCTGACCAACTTGCAGGTAACTCTGTAGTATCAGCGTCTATAGTAGACGGTGCTATCGTTAATGCGGATATAAACGCAAGTGCAGCAATAGCTGCATCTAAGCTAGACTCAAACCTAGCTGACAGGACTGCTGATGCTGCATGGACAGGTTCACAGAGGGCTACCCCAGTTACGGATAACGATGGTAGTTATGACTTAGATGCAGGACAGAATTTTTTTACAACCCCCAGTGGAGATGCTGCTCTTACCTTTACTACTGGTGGTACTAATATGAGTAGTGAAAGTTCTAAAGGGCAATCTGGATTTATATGGTTAGATAACTCTGGAGGTCATGCTATTAGTATTGGCACAGCAGCAAAAGCGGACGCAAATCTTGCAACTACAGTCACGACAGCAGGAAAATACTTGCTTAGTTATTTCAGCGATGGTACTGATGTGTGGCTGACTAACTCTGCGATATATGCCTAATGGCGATTTTCCCCGGTTCAGCTATACCTAGCGCAGTCTCAGCAGATTATGAGATTGAGAACTCTGTGCGGTTTAATGCTGCTGACAATGGTTATCTTAGTTTTACTCCCGGCTCTGCCGGAAATAGAAGAACTTGGACTATAAGTTTTTGGACAAAACTATGTTCTGCTAGTTCAGGGGATAGGTCTTTTATGGGGGTAACGGATGGTTCTGATTACTTTAATATTAGATTTGGTTCTGATTTTAAGTTAAACATGAATGTTGGGGGTTCTTCCCCTGCTAATAATGTTCTTACTTCAACGGGTGACCGTTATAGAGATCCTAGTGCTTGGTATCATATAGTTTTTGCGACGGACACTACCCAAGCTACGGATACCAATAGATGTAAGATGTATGTGAATGGTGTCCAAGTAACTGATTTCGACACCTCTAGGTTAAATTATCCAGCCCAAAATACAGAATGGCAACTTGGGAATACTACTCCTATTATTATAGGTGCTTATGGTGCCTCCTCACAGACTTATGATGGGTATTTTGCTGAATATTATTTCGTAGACGGCACAGCCCTAACACCTTCAACCTTTGGCGAAACTGACTCAGACACAAACCAGTGGATACCCCTAGACGGCGATGATGTAAAAGATGCTGTTACCTTTGGACAAAATGGGTTCTATCTAAAATTTAACTCTACTGAGTTGGCTGCTAGTTTTGCGGATAGTGCTGAGACAGACATATCTGCGTTTACCTCTAGTGGCTCTTGGACTGCACCTGAAGGAGCAACATCTATTTCGATACTGGCCGTTGCCGGCGGCGGCGGAGGCGGTGGTTACTATCAAGGTGGTGGCGGCGGTGCCGGTGGTGTTATGTATATTGCCAGTCAGGCTGTTACCGCAGGAACAACTTATACAGTTACAGTAGGTGCCGGTGGGTCTGGCGGTTCAGGTGGGCAGGGTACGACTGGTAGTGATACCACATTTATAGGTGGCTGCATGAACAACGCCTCCACCACCTCCACCGCCCAAATAATTTCTAGTGCCTCCCG